AATCGCTTCAACCTGCTCAGGTGTTATATCGCCCATAAACACGTCGCGGTATGCCTTAATCACTGCCTTCATTGCTTCTTTCGAGTGCTGCGCGTTGAAGTCAGCAAAGTCAAACGCGTATGGACTCTCATCTCGTAGCACACCAGTCACCGCAGCATCAACATAATCATCATTCGACTTCGAGCCTACTGGAAAGTCGCCCGGTAAGACCTCTTCACACATGTGCATACCAAAATTGGTTAGTACAAATGTCGTTAAGTCTACGCCATAGATCGCACGCAACTTAGCCCATTCCCATTTAATTGATGACCATGCGTGTGTCTCAGGAAACCTATTCGTGAAGTACTCCAGTTTTAGCTCGTTTGGCATACGGATCAATGACATGAACTTGTTTTTAATCGTCCGTTCTCTGAACACGTACTGGGAGTCTACTTCATGTTGTGAATGAATCGATCCTGTAGGTGTATATTGCCAACGGTTGTTCCAATACCTTTCCCAGTCCATCTTAGTAGGGGTTCTCCCTTCAATCTTAGCTCTAGAGAACACTCTGCATGCTTCTTCATATACCTCGTCGCATGATACATTAACAACATCAGGTTTTGTGCGGTGGTCTCGTTCCCCTGCCCAATCAACTTCACCTACACCACGATTTGCCAATACGTCTATTTCAAACAGACTACGCAAATCATGGTCAATGCAATTCTGCATCGCTTTGAAATAACGTGAAGCATACTTCGCTGCTTTGGCCCACTCTTCAACCGTGTTTGAGTTCCACATCTCTGCGTACCTCACACAATCGCGCAGCAGCGGCGTCAGGCTCCAATACCACGCCAACGTCCCAGCCGCAAAAGCTTGCGTTGCGTTAGTCATTTTTGAGATCGCAGTTGTTACCTCATCATGCCTTCCGTTACCAAATGCTGCAATTATTTCTTTTACCATGTAATGTGTGTGGTGGTCGCCGGTTATTTTAGACGTTGGTAATTCTGTGAGCCGCTTGATCTGTGCGTCTGTAGGCATACCATGCTTGTTACTTGTACCGAAATGTAACCTCACATTTGCCAGAGACGTCGGGTCATTGTAGTAGTATTGTGTAAGGTTGACCACTGCATATGACGCAATTGCCACTTTAACGTATGGTGCACCGGTTATCGTATCGTTAGTAGACATGTATAGATAGCTCACCCTGCCCAATTTCAAGCAGTAGCCGTGAAACACCATCCCTCGCCAAGCAAACGAGATTGGTCCAGTGTCATCAGTGAAACGAGCTCTTACTGTCACAAATACGAAATCAGCTTCAGCGAGTGACGTCATGTAAACTGTCCCTTTTTTACTGACACGTATATAACGCGGTATGTAGTTATGTGTCATGACCCGGTTGTACATCTTTGCACCTTTAGTTAGTGTATTCTCATCCTCGTATGTTACCATCGTGATGTCACCTGTGTC